GTTGATCATAAGAACCACCATTTGCTAATGGTATATCTTTTGCTCTAGTTGCATCTTTAAATTTAACATGCGTATCTTCAATATTACCTCTAGCTAATCTATTAGTATCCGGTTCATTCATGAAATCACGTAAAGGATACTTTCCTTCAGGATCACAAAATCCAGTTTTAGAGAAATTACTAGATCTATCTTCAGTGTATGCTTCTCTTTTAGATGCGGGTAAGGCATTTATTTCTGCTTGAGTTCTTGATGGGGTAGAAGATACTGCATCTTTATTAGTAGGAGCAGGAGCAGATTTACCGCCCAAAAAATATTCATAATATTTTCTTTTAGTAGGCCAACCACCTTTATGTCCACCTACTTTACCTAAAGCCACTTCAAAGAAATTGGGTTCCCATTGTAACTTTTCCCAGTCTGAAATATTCATTTTAAAATATTCTACAACGGCTTTTGCCCCAAATTCAGAAGATTGATGTATTAAGTCAGGTTGATTCAATAAGTCTGCGCCTAATCTTCTGCCAATTTCTTTATAATTGCCGCGCAACGTTAATTGTATATACCCTCTACCATAATATTGACCATCTGCAGGATTTCCTGTTCTTTTTGTGCCGTAAATAAATCCAAAGAATTCTTGTTTAGAATATTTTTCAGGTTTATTATTCCATAATGCTGCTTCTTCTTGTGTAATCTTAGGCCATACTACTCTAATTCTTGTAGCAGAATATACGTGATCTTCAGCAGAGGTATGCATCCATTTACTTTCTACACCGGCAATACCAAGCATAGCACATTTAGCATATTTTGATTTGAATCCTCCTTCCTCACAAGCAGCAATTATTGCCTCAATACCTGCTACAGAACCTTGAGTTGCACCTGATCCAGAAGGAGGAGTTGAAGGTATAGGCGTTTTTTCTATTGCGTCTGCCATTATAAATCCTTAAAAGTTCTTATCAAAATAGGTTGTAATTTCTTCTGTAGTTCCAAATGTTTTAGGATTAACATCTGTAAACGGCAAATATTGTTCTTTTGTATAATTATCCGGCCGTTTTAATAAGACAGAATATAATTCGGTAGTTTCATCATAAGTAGCAGTCGCAATAGGAGTTATATTAGATTTAGGTGTTATATTATATGTTGTAGTTCCATTTTCAGATATAGCAGATAATTCATATTTAGTTCCTGTAGATTGTACTATTGATGCTCCTGGAGTTTCATATGCAATTATTGCATCTACAGCATCAGTTAATATATCTCCCTTTGGATTAACAAGTTCACCAGTATCATCTGTTGAAATAATATTATTAGTTGCGTCATTAATAAATGATACAGTTTTAGTACTTGGTATACCACCTATTGTTCCGATCATTATGGGTTGTTGATTATCAGGATCTAGGAATATACAAATTACCCAAGAACCCGGCACAACTCCTGTAGGAGACCATCCTAGACCTGATATAGAAGCAGAATTAATAGGCATCATAGGATATGCCCAAGGTAAATCATCAGTCGGTAATACTGTTTTATCTTCTGTATGAAGACCTACAATACGAACTTGACATCTACCTAATTTAAGTGGATCAATTCTATTCTCTACACAACCAAGATGAAACATTATTTGCTCCTATTCAAATCTATCAATAAACTTTCTTTTACTATTTCCATAGTACATTCATGTATGTTTCTATTAATATAATGATTAACTGCCGCTATGATATATGCACCTGAAAACATTTGATCTTGTGTTTCAGTATCTTCTTTTGTTACGGGTTCAATCTTATATAAGTTTAATACTATTCTTAGACCTACAGTATAATCTAATCTGCCTGGAACAACTATTTCTACTTTATTTGCGTCAATTTGGGCAAATGAAGATACTCTATTTTGTATAATTGACGCATTTGTAACATCGCCATATTCATTAAAATTTCCTGTATACTTTGACATAGACATAATAAATGAATTATGTCTGTATATAGATTTATTAGATGCTAATGGATATTTATTTAGATGATTGTATGATTCAAATGATTCAATCATATCATAATTAGTATTATTATATTTCTTTGTGGTAATATCATATGTAAATAATCTTGAACCAAACATACCTCCTCTGGCTCTTTCTACATAATCATATGCAGTAGGAATAGAAATACTTCTAATACGTTTATAATCTTCTGTTACATTTCTAACTGTAGCAGTACCATATGATTTATTATCACGAATATAATTATCATATAAAAATCCTTGAAAGACTTTTGCATTATATAATGATTCTAATGATACAAAGTTAAACCCATATCTATTTTCAAAAAACAAATAAGAACCGGATCCATTTTTATTAACAGCTGTTTCAGAAACATTATTAATACTTTTAATTGGTGACCAAAAGTTAGAAATAAATTTTGTTGAATTATTAGTTTCTTCAACATTTATTTCTTTAGTTACATGTAATCCTACATCAGGATCTTGTAATAGTGTTTTGACAATTTCAGAACATTTACCTGAAAATGACTTACTTATTTTTTTATTAATATCAACAATAGCTTCAGTAGATATAAAATGCAAAGTATAGATAGTTGCTCTATTTCCAACCATAGTTCTATTCGACATTTTATAAATGTAAAATTTGCCGTCTATATTACCCTTTTCAAGAGTAGGAGTAGTTAATTTAAGTTCAAGAAACTCTTCTCCATTAAAAGGAAATACATTCATTAAATCCAGTGAATCTCGTATCTCTAAAGTTCCGGTTATAAAAGGCGAAAATATATCTTCAAATATTTGTATTCCTATAACTTGGTTAGTAATATTCTGATAAAATTTCTGAGCAGTAGTTATCTGAACCAACTCAATATTAATATCACCGGCTTTTGAAATTTGTTCTGAAGAATTCATTATATTATTTTCTTAAATTCAGTTATTATTTGTTCAATGATGCCTTTTGGTACAACTTTTATTCTTCTTTTAGATTCATTAAGTAACTCTTCATATTGATAGTTAGTAATAGAAGAAACACCTGCACTTGTAGAATCTACAATATATCCATTACTATCTTCATAATGATGTATATTATGCATAGTAGTACCATATGAATTAATAATATGCTTTTCTAAATCATAATATGATAATGGAAAGTCATTAAGATAATCATATTTTTCATTTACTAACATAATTATCCAATGATAGTTTGGATTACCATATAACTTTTCTGCTATATGTTCAGGTGTTTCATTATCTACTATATCATACTCATCGTATATAGTTATATTTGCTAGTACATCTCTACGAAATCTAATATTACGAGTAATATCTCTTAAGTATATAGCAGTATCTTTACCACCTATATCAAAATCATATATCATATTAGGAAAATTCTTAAAGTACATTAGTAACCTCTATCTTGTATAGCTTCTTTTGTTGGAGATGTAAGTTCTTTAAATGACATAGTGATAGCAATTTGTGTAGGCATACCATTTGCAAATGTAGTAAAATTACCGTTTGGAGTATAGTTTACACTTAATTCTGTCAATACGCATGAAGGATGTCTATGAATATATTGATTAAGTCCATTTCCTGAAAAGTAACTTATATCAAACTCAGAGGGATAAACATATAAAAAATTATTTGTATCATTCTTATATTCAGGTAACATATGAAATTTCAACTGATAAATTATATTATATACATGTTCAGCTTCTTTTTCATCTCTTGGAAAGAAATTGTAATCAAAGGAAAATGTTCTAAAGTCAACACCCTTAAATACCATTTCTCTCTTTGGATTACCTGCCAAACCAGTTCTTGCAGATATAGTACCCATTTTTTGTAATGCTTCAGATGCTAAAATAGATTTACCATCGTCAACCATATTGGATAACTTTACAGATGTTAAAGATTTTAACAAACCAATAGCATCTTCACCTATTTGAGATAATGCTTCTGTAGTTCCGGTGTCTTCTTCTGACCAAGAAGTAGCATATCTAATATTTAATGTATTGGGCATATGTAGAGCAATTGCAGTTTTTAATCTTTTTTGCTCTCTAGTAGTAGTTCCTGCTATATCACCTGCAACCCAAGCCGCTGCGCCACCAATAGCAGTAGCACCTGTCGCAATACTTGCGAATCCACCTATTGCGCCCGCAAAAAGACCTCCCATAGCTGTATTTAATGCTCCAGAAATAGCAGCATTTATATTAGAAATAGGTCTACCTATAAGTAATCCTCTATCTCTAGAAATATCCAAATCTTTCATATCATATGTTTGATTTGGTGGAGGTAAAAACTTAGATGCTGTAGCAACATTAATGTAAAGCACAACCATATTACCACCATATTCCGGAGATTGAATATCTGCCGGATATGATAAACTGGTAATATCGTACTTGTCATTTGTGTAATCTAAATATGACATTATTATGAACCTATAAATATTATGGTTTTATTTACTTATTTATATTAAAATGGCGAAGTATCATCAGGGAATTTATAAACCAAAATATCCAAACAAATATATAGGTGATCCTACTAATGTTGTTTTTAGATCATCCTGGGAATTAAAATTTATGAATTGGTGCGATGGTTCAAATTCGGTTATTAATTGGCAATCTGAAGAAACAGTTGTTCCTTATATATGCGCTACTGATAATAAATGGCATAGATACTTTTTAGATTTTAGGATACAAATACGAAATAAAGAAGGCAAACTTAAAACGTACTTAGTTGAAATTAAACCACATGGCCAAACTATGCCTCCAAAATATCCAGGAAGACAAACAAAAAGATACTTAAATGAATCTATGACATTTATGAAAAATCAATCAAAATGGGATGCTGCTAAAACTTATGCAACAGATCGTAATTGGGAATTTGTAATATTAACAGAACATCATCTTGGATTAACTAATAAATAGTATATGGCAAATATAAAAGAACCCACATTGTTAGATGTATTTGAGAAAAACAAAT